TAGAGCTGGTAACACTATTATTGTTACTGATGCTGCTACTGGTCTTAAAACAGTAAAATGTTATGTAAGAGCAGTTGCTTTTGAAGGTGGTACTACTGATGGTAGTGCTTCTGATTCAGGATCTAATAGCCATACTATTTCAGTCGAGCCTTATACTCAAGCAAATTTAGCTACCACTGTAGTATTTAGTGATAGTGAAGCTGTAAACATTTTTGTATACGGTTCTGAATTTGCAAAAGGTTCTAATTCTATGGTAGGAGAACTTAAGCCTGAGTTCCAACAGTATAACAACAGACCAATGATCATTAAAGATCATTTCCAAATTGACGGTTCTGATACCGCTCAAATTGGATGGGTTGAAACTACTGATGAATCTGGACAATCTGGATACTCTTGGTATATGAAAGCTGCTAGCGAAACTAGAATGAGATTTGAAGATTACCTAGAACTTGCAATGATTGAAGCTGAATTAACAGCTGCTGGATCAGGTGCTGCTGGAGAAACTAATATTAATGGTTCTCAAGGAGTATTTGCTGCGGTTTCAGCTAGAGGTAATGTATTTGAAGATTTAGCTAGTTTAGCTGACTTTGACACTGTGCTTCAAAATCTTGACAAGCAAGGTGCTATTGAAGAAAACATGTTATTTGTTAATAGATCTTTAGCTCTTACACTAGATGATATGGTTGCTGGATTAAATGCTAACTATCAAGGTGGTGCTTCTTTCGGAGTATTTGAAAATTCTGCTGATATGGCGCTTAATTTAGGTTTTTCTGGATTTAGAAGAGGTTCTTATGACTTCTATAAGTCTGACTGGAAATACTTAAACGATGCTGCTGGTAGAGGTGGTTTTGGAGATATTTCTGGATTATTAGTTCCTGCTGGAACATCTAGCGTTTATGATCAAAATCTTGGTAAAAATATCAAGAGACCTTTCTTACACGTAAGATATAGAGCTTCTCAAACTGATGACAGAAGAATGAAAACTTGGGTTACTGGTTCTGTTGGCGCTGCTACATCTGGTACTGATGTAATGGATATACATTACTTATCTGAAAGATGTGTAATTGTACAAGGAGCTAATAACTTTGTTCTACTTAAAGAATCATAGTAGGAAAATTAATTATTAACGATTTAAAATAAATATAAAATGGAAAAATATCTATATTTTAGAACACAAGCTACAATTGCAGATGATGATGATTCAGCTCAATCAGCTTGTTTTCCTTTGTCAAGTTTTGTTGGT